CAGCATCCATTGCAAGGCTGGAACAACTGGGACATCAAACACGGAAAGCCATGTTTTCCGCTCGATGTGCCAGATGGATCGGTTGACGAAATACGAGCCAGTCATGTACTGGAACATTTGACATTTGCTGACGGCGCAAAGGCACTGGCAGATTGGGTGCGAGCCTTAAAGCCGGGTGGCACACTGTGGATTGCAGTGCCAGACGTGGATAAGTGTCTGGCGGCAGATGACGGCAAGCGTTTGTTTTACCTGATGGGTGGCCAAACCGATGAGCACGACATCCACAAAGCAGCCTATGACGCTGAGCGGCTGGATGCAATGCTGGAGGCTGCCGGCATGATTGCAATTGAGGAATGGTGTTCAACTGACAATGACTGCAGCAGTCATTTCGTCAGTTTGAATCGTAAGGCAACGAAGCCAGCCGCTGTGGTGCCGGCAAAGCCGCGGCAAATCAGCGTCAAGGTGGGTGCGTACATCACGCATCCGCGATACGAAGCAGTCGCTGCCCGCAATATAATTGAGGGAGCATTGAAGCCGCTCAAAATCGACCTGCACTGTTCGCAGGGCGTATTTTGGGGCCAGTGTATGCAGCGAATGTTTGAGCACGCTGTGGACAAAGGCATCGACTGGATTTTGTCGATTGACTCCGACAGCCTGTTTACCACCAAGCAACTGCAGCACCTGTGTGACGTGTTTGCCCAAACACCAGATGCTGACGCCATGGCTGCATTGCAATGCCGACGTGGCGGCAAATATCCACTGATGACCGTTGGGGCAAACAAAGAGCAGGCGGTGCAGGTTGGTGGGTTGCCGATTAAAGTCACAACCGCCCATTTTGGGCTGACCTTGCTGCGAGTCAAAGCGTTTGCGGATCTACCAAAGCCGTGGTTTCATTCCGAGCCCGGCGCTGGTGGCGTCTGGAATGATGACCGTCTTGACGACGATATCTACTTTTGGCACGTCTGGCGTAAGGCAGGCAAAAGCATTTACGTGGCACCGACATGCCGCATCGGGCATCTTGAGGAAATGGTGGCTGTGTTTGACGACAATCTGCAGCCGAAGCATGTTTATGTGCACGACTGGCGAACGGAGAACGGGCTATGATTGTTATGCTTCGCGAGTACCGATCGCACGCAAAAAACACTGTTACAAGTCTCGGGCAAGGGCTGGATGAAATTCTGGTTGCAAAGGGATACGCAAAATGGTTTACGGTTTCACAGGATTCCGCCCCAAAGCACAGCCACGACCCAGCCCCACGTTCACAGTCACATCAGCCCCCACTGCAGAGCCGATTACGCTCGACGAACTCAAAACGCGGCTGAGAATCGGCGGCTGTGATTTTGACAATGAACTGTTGGATTTACTCAAGGCCGGCCGCGAGCAGGTGGAGGCAGACACATACCGCAAGTTGATCACACAAACCGTTCGCATGGACATCGAAGATTTTGCCAGCCTGACGGGACCGATTGAGATTCGATTGGCTCCGATTCAGTCAATCACGCATGTTAAATACTACGATCAGGACGACGTTTTGCAGACCTACGACGCGGCAAAGTATTACACAAACCTGACCAGCACGCCGCCGGAGTTGGTGTTGAAGCAATCACAGCAATGGCCCAACACTGAGGAGTACAGGCCAAACAAAGTGCAGATCACTATGCTTGCCGGATACGGCGCCGCAACGGCAGTGCCGCGCGTGGCTAAACTGGCAATCGTCGAATGGTGCCGCGTCAACTGGGAAGGATGCTCGCATGATCTGGCAGCATATCACCGGCTGATTTCCTCGCTGCAATGGACCGCATATCACAAGGTGTGGACATGAAAGCCGCGTGCCGCCCGCGACCAGATAAGAAAATCACCGTGCAGCGATTGGCTGGCACTGCGGATTTGGCTGGGCACATTGACGGCAACACCGACGCAAACTGGACCACATACACGACAGCATGGGCGACCGCACAAACCAGAGGTGGGCGAGAATTCTGGAAAGTGCAACAGGTGGAATCGACCGTGGACACGGTGTTTCGCTGCCCATGGACCAGAACGCTTGAGCAGGCGACGCCGGCAATGCGTATTAACTACGACGGCACGATTTACGAGATTCTGAGCGTCGTCAACGTGGATCTGGCTGATGACACCGTAGAGTTTCAGTGCAGGAGGCGGACGACATGAAGGCAATGCCGACAGTGTCTGGTCTTGCACAAATCATCGCCAGCCTGCGATTGATGGCAGACAATGTGCCGTACAAGGCAATGCAGCCGGCAATCAATAAGGCGGCGCAGTACGCCGCAAAACAGGTCAAAGCATCAGTGCCAGGCCGGTACAAGAGCGTGCGTAAGGCAATCGGCTGGCGAGCAAAGAAAAAGCGATTCAACAAGGGCGAGCCCGGCGCAAAGGTGGGCGCAGGAGTTGGCCGCAGCCGTGCTACAACGCAAAAGGAACGCAAAGGCAGGCCCGGCGTTGGTATTGACGCACGCAACGTGCACTGGTGGTTTTTGGGCACCGATATTCGATACACCGGCACCAAACGCAAGCGAGTGGGCGGCAAGCGCGGCCGGCGCGGATGGAAGGGCAAGGCCACCCGCGTTGATACGGGCAAAATGAAGTCCAATCGCGGTGCAATGCCTGCGCAGTCACAGCCCATTGATGTAATTGTTTCTCGTGCAGCGGGCGGCATGAAAACCATCATCCGCACATGGGTGGCTGTCGGCATCAAACGCGAGGCAGAGCGGGCGGCAAAAAGGGGGCGGCGCAAATGATTGGCGGCATTTTGAGTCTACTGGTAAACACGCCGGCTATTTCTGCGATCGTCGGCGCTCGCATTTACATTAACAAGGCGCCGCAACGGGCGGCTGTGCCCTATTTGATTCTCAGCCAGTTGAGCAGCGAAGAGTATTTGTCACTTGACAGCACTACCAGCAATCTTCGCGGCATCGTCGTGGACATTGATTGCAAGGGCCGCACATTTCCAGAGGCGCAATCACTGGCCGAAGCAGTAAAAACGAAACTGACAGATTACAGCGGAGCGGCTGGAACATTTACCGTGCGGGCCGCAATCTTCAACGACGAGACTCACGACTACGAGCCTGCAGCCGATGGCTCAGATAACGGCGTGCACGTGATTACCCTTGATTACGATTTCCAGTACAGTCCATAAGGAGTGAAAGCCAATGGCAAAACTGCCCGTCAAAAACACGATCATCCAACTCAACACCAGCGGCACGACATACGCCGCAATCGCACAGGTCACTGGCTTTTCAGTCAGTGGCACTGAAACCGAGACCTACGAATCGCGAACACTGGATGGCTCGGTGGGCATTCCGTACGATCCCACCGGATACGCCGAAGGCGGCAGTGTTACACTCGATCTGCTATGGGATCCCGCATTGGCAGGGCATCAAGACCTGACAGACCTGATCACGGCCGGGCATCTGACGACCAACGGACTTCCGAACGACAAAACGTGGAAGATGATTTTTCCAAACACGTCCAGCACGGAATTGACGTTTGTGAGTTCGGGTATCGGGTTTGAATTGACTGGCGAGGCAGCCGATGGTTTGCGAGCGTCCGTCACGCTGAAGCTCGACGGTATCCCAACCTTCCCCACGTAGGTGATCCATGAAATGCAAAACGACCCGTGATTTGCACGTTGCCGATTCGTGGCAAAGTCCGCTCATCACGCTAATCAACGGCCGGCGGCGCGTGGCTGCCGGCACTTTAATTGACCAGCACGAACACCCGGAAACGGATTGTGTGCGATTGGTCAAAAACGGCGAGGCTGTGCCGATCGACGATGAATGCCGCGTGGCATGCGGTATGAGTCCCGAGCAAATCGACGCAGCGCAAGCCGCACAAGACAAAATGCAAATGGCTTTGACTGGAGGCAGTGATAATGACGCGAACGATATTGACACCTGAGCTGCTGCGAACGGCGCCGCGGCCAAAACCTGTCGATGTGCCACTGCCGGAACTTGGTGAAGGCGTTGTGGTGCCTGTGTGGCCGATGACCGCTCGGGAATGGACTCAGTTTCAGAGCGAGCAGCAGGGGCCAGACGGCAAGCCAAACGCGAACGTCAAGTTTGTGCGTGAGCGGCTGGTGCTCAAATGCTGCCGCAATGACGACGGCACGCCGATTTTCACGCGCGGGGATTTTGACACCATTGGCAGCACATCAGCCGCGATTGTCGAGCGAATCGTCAATAAGGCACTGGAGTTGTCTGGTGCTCGTGAGTCTGACTTGAAAACCATCGAAAAAAACTCCGACACGACGCAGGGAGGATGACGGCCCTGCGTCTGGCTGAGCATGTCGCACATACCACAGATGTTGATGGAATGCTGGACAATATGACGCCACAGCAATTCATGGAATGGCAGGCAAAGGACCGCGTTGAGCCAATTGGTGGACGCGGCGCGGCCGACATTCTGGCGATGCTGGCGGCTGTTGTAGCAAATGCTGTTGGCGTGAAATCAACGACAGGCGACAAGTTGACACCGAACGATTTTGCGTATTGGAAAGACAATCCTGAACCGCCTGCCGCAAGTGCCGACGCTGTCGCATTCGCGCTGCAAATGATCGGAGCATCCTTTGGCCGCGTTGGGTGATCTTGTTGTGAATTTGGCGGCGAATACTGCCATGCTTAGCAGTGGATTGTCTCGGGCCACTGGATTGCTCAGTGGGTGGGCACGTTCAACCGGCAGCATGGTAAGTGGTGCGCTTAGCCGCATGATGTCATTCAGGGGCATGATGGCAGGGTTTGGCGGCGCCGCTGGCGTTGGCGGACTGGTTAAAATGGCTGCCGATGTGGAAACACTCGGCGTGCAGTTTCGTGTGCTCACTGGATCCGCCGAAACGGCCGCGGCGCTCATGTCTGACATTCGTACGTTTGCCGCAGAAACGCCATTTGAGTCCGGCGAAATAGCAGGGGCTGCGCGATCGCTGGTGGCCTTTGGGACGCCGGCAGAGCAAGCAGTGGGGACACTGCGAATGCTGGGCGATGTGGCCGCAGGTGTTGGCATGCCGCTTGGTGAATTGGCGGAGATTTATGGCAAAGCGCAAGTGCAGGGGCGGTTATTTGGCGAGGATATCAACCAACTGACGGGCCGCGGAATTCCTGTCATTTCCGCACTCGCGTCAACCATGGGCGTTGCAGAGTCTGAAGTCAAAAAACTTGTGGAGGCCGGCAAAGTTGGATTTCCACAGTTGCAGACCGCGTTTCAGTCAATGACTGCAGATGGGGGGCAATTCAACGGGCTGATGGAGCAATTAAGCGGAACTACGGCCGGCAAGTTTTCGACGTTCGTGGATAATGTAAAGCAACTCGGAGTGACGATCGGAACAGGTTTGCTGCCGATAGCCAACGAGCTGCTGGATTGGGCGATTGGTTTTGGCCCGCAGATGGCAACAATTGGTAAGGTGCTTGCAGTGCTGGCTCAAAACCTTGGTCTGACGTTTGGCACGATGTGGGAAACCGTGGTTGATTATTCAACCGCCGCCCTGAACTACATTGTCGACGCTGCATCTGTGATGGTGCAAAACATAGGTATTCAGGTCAGCAATATGCTGGCAAGCGTGGAGGCGTCCAGCCGTCAGTTGGGCGAAGAATTGGCGTATGCACTGGGGTTGTCCGATGAAGTGCTGCAGATCGGGCCAGCATTGCAGCGGCAGACACTGGAAATGCCCGCATTTATTACGCCAGAACTCGGCCCGGCCGGCGCACAATTGGCTGACAAAATCGCAGAAGCAATGATGCCTGAGCCGGTGCCGATACCGTTGGCGGAAAAAGCGGCTGCAACGCCGCCCGTAATGGCAGAACAGCCGGCGCCAGACAAAACGATGGAGCCGCAACTGACAGCGGCAATGGAGCAGGGCAGCGCTCAGGCGTATTCTGCAATTGTGCAGGCAATGAACCGCAGCGGCGACCCGCAAGTCAACGCCGTCAACAAAATGAACGCCAACCTCGGCAATAAACTGGACGCAATCATTGAAAAACCCGCCGCAGAATTTCAGGTGGTGGAGGCTCTTGTATGACAGTCAGTTATGTCGGTGAACTCGCCGAAGCCCGCACGGCAACCAACAGCAAAGGGATCCGCACGTATGAGCGCGGATTTCGGCTGACGACATCAGCCCGCACGGACAACGCGGCAAATGTTGGCAGCAACGCGAGCCTGCCAATTATCGGCAACACACACCCCGGAGACGGCACGGCATATTGCACGGATTTGCGAGTGCGCTGTGTCCGCGGCTGGCGTATTTGGGAGGTGACTGCATCGTATTCCAGCGAAAGACAACTGAGCACAACTCCAACAAGCGACGTGGCCCGCATCACATGGGACAGTGAGCAGTTTCAGCGGGTGGCTGTGGAAGATCGCAACGGGGATGGCATCACAAACTCCGCAGGCGAGTTTTTTGACCCACCGGCGAGCATCGACGATAGCCGGCGCGTGGTGACTGTGGAGAAAAATCTGGCCGTCGTTCCATCGTGGATTTTGGATTATCAAGACGCGGTTAATTCTGATCAATTCACAGTGGACGGAATCACCATAGCCATTGGCTGCGCAAAAATGCAGAAAGTTACCGTCGGCCCAAAGGAAGAACGCAACGGCACAGCATTCCGCACGGTGCGTTTTACAATGGCATTGCAGCGAGATGGTTGGGCATTGAAAATCTTGGACGCCGGCTATACGAAGAAAAAAGCAGCCGACCCAACAAAGCGCGAGCAGGCAATACTGGACGACGGCACGGACCCGAAATTGCCGATTTTGCTTGACGGTAACGGCGACGTGCTCGACAATCCATCACCGGCGAATGCCGTGTTTCGGACGTTCAATGTATACAAGCAACGCGCCTTCAGCAGTCTGCCCCTAACATGAGCGGCTTTTTACTCGGCTCAGACGCATTGGCACTCATTCGCCGAGTCTGCAAAGACTATCTGGCGGAGGCAAAAAACAGCCTTGGCAACCGAAGCCGCGGCATAGTCGGCCAACGCAACCGACAAGCCTACCTGCTTGAGGACCTCTACGCCGCCGAAGACACCCTGCTAGACCCCTCAACAGCCCGCGCCCGCCTCCTCCGCCGCAACGGCAGCAATCTGCAGTTAACAAACGTCGAAGTCACCGTGGTAAACCGCTTCGAGCATATCAGCGTCGACGCCGATACGTATGTCAAAATTGAATGGATCGACGGCGAGTGGCAAATCTACGCCGCAGACTGTGCGCCGGAATCGCAGTCAATCTCCTCGGCTGGTGTTGATCCGTCATTGGAGCCCGCATCCGACTCAATCGGCACCGGCACGGGGAGCATCTGATGTTTGTGGGGTGTGGGTGCCATTGTCGCCCTGAGGCGCCTTCGCAGCAATCAGTTAGTTCGCAAATTGTCAGCGGCAGCGTTCAGAGTTTTGGATCATCAATTGCAGATGATCCGGGAAGGTATCCAGCTGTTCCATGTCAAGCGTGCAGGGATGGTGTTGCCCCGGCAGTGTATGAGTTTGACTGGAACTATCAGGGCCAGTTAAGCGACGATCCGGAAATGCCGAGGCCGTGCTGTCCGATATACTCTGGTGTGACAAAATACCGAATTTACGCATCAGCAACACCTTGCACATGGCTAAGTTTGGAAAAAACTGGCATTTCATACAGGTCGTGGAATTCTGTCACGGGGGCTGTCGGCAATAC